TGGTATCAGAGCGATGTTCGAACTTTAAGGGAAAAATAGAATACAATCTAGTCAAACTAATTACATAAGTTCCAAAGAGGGATCTTATTTCTCAAAATATTGAGTCACGTTACGAAAAACTTGAATTCTTAGACTTAGCAGTCTGGGGAAAAGAGAAAAAACAAAAATATTTACTATCTACCGATAATATTAGCTTTTATTGTTACTTTGATACTAGTAAAACTAGTGAATCAGAAAGAAAGCATACCTTTCATTCTGATAATAAGCAACTCAATAGTATTGTAGACCTTATTATTAAGCATTCTGAAAAAACCAAAAATATTAAGGAAGAATTAGAAAAATATAGTCAGTTCCTAGATAAGATATTAGATTTAAAACCTACTAAAAAACAAGTTGAAAAACTATTAGAAAATCAAAACTTAATTAGCAAGAACTTTGATTATATCAAAGAACAAAACACTCAACTAGAAAAATCCCTAAGAAAAACAGTTAAGTTAGAAGACTCCATTAATACTCTATTAGTAGAAATACAACAAGCTAGACCTAAGGAAGTAGAATTAAGAACTCTTAAAATAGCAGAACAGAACTCTAAGGCAATAGAAAAATTTGAGCAAGAAATTAAGGACTTAAGAGAAATCCTGGAATTCCTTAAGCATCAAGCTACATGAGCGCTGATTACCCAACTTTCAAGGAAGCCCTTGAAAAGTTTAAAAACCTAGAATCAGATACAGCCGGAAAAGATAAGTTTAATTGGGTATTTACTCTAGAAAATATAAAGTCAGCCGCGGACGTAAATTTAGCATCTAAGGGTTTAGTACAACTTTACGCTTTACAAGAAATTGATAAAAAGATTAATAATCTTACAACCCAAGTTAGTAAGTTACCTACAACTAGTGGAAGTAGTTCAGCAGGAGCTATAGTACCTGCAGGTAGTAACACCCAAGGTCAGTACAAAGCACCACCTAAGAAAGGAATTAAAAGAAAATATCCAGCATGAGCCTTAGACCATTTACTGGTACTTCTAGAACTATAACCCAAGATTCAACCTCTGAATCTAATATAAAAAAGGGAAAAAACTCAACAAAAAGAGAATTAATAGAAGAAGTAGATGTTAATCAAGAAGTAGAAAACTTTGATTGGAAAAAACTATCAGGAATTAAACCTAATAAACTATATGAGAAAAATTGGCAAGAAAAAGTTAAGTTAAAACAACAATCTATAGTTTCAGCATATAAAGAAGAAGCTATTAGTGTAACTCATAATGCATATACTACTACTTTATTTCCACAAGAAGTAATTAAAAATGTTAAGAATCAGGGAAAACTTTATTATCATATAGGCATGATGGCCATAGGAGTTAAAGGACTTCATAGAAGAAAAATAGGAACTAAAGTCATGATAATGTTTTATGATGATAGTTTCGGCAAAGCTAGAGAAGCTAGCATTGGATCAATAGAAATGGATATGAACGCCGGTTGTGGAGTATTCTACTCCTGCCCCGACTTTGCAAAATATATTAAAGATTTATCACACCTTAAGATAGGGATACAAACCCTAGGATATGAAAATTATGAAGGAAAAAATCTTTCGGTAGCAATCAAAACTATAGGAAGATTGACCACCAATATACAGTCAAAATATAAGATAAATGTAAAAGATATTGTAGAACAGATATCATCACAAGGAATCATTATGGTAGCACCCATGGAAATAGATTCATCACACCTAGATGGGAATGAATGGGATCTTAGTAAATTCTTAAACCATGAAAACACAAGTAGAGTCCCAACCAAAGCCTTAATATATCAAAATCTACAAGGAGGAGAATCCTTAAGATTTTCAAATTATAAGCAAACTAGAATGCATGATCCAACTGAAAATAATTCAGATGAAGATGAAGATTTAAAAATCTTAGGAGAACAACTAAATATTAAAATGGCAAGATTTTACACAATGCAAACCCCAGAAGAAGAATTACGAGAAGTAATTCAACAATTAGAAAGAGAAAAACAAGCCATGATAGCAAAACTAGAAGCTAAAATGAAAGAGTCATCCAAAATGGCAATAGTAGAAGATAATTTCAATCCAAATAACGAATATCTAGAAGATACATATTCTGAATATGAAGATCTAGAATTCGAGAAATTAGGATTAACTGGATGGGAAGACTTAGATCAGGATTCCATAGAAACCGAAGAAATAACTGAATGGGAAAATCCTAATCAAGTACTTCATAGAGAAATTAGAGCATATAAATCAGTATCCGAACAAATAGAAGATATATTCGGAGAACTACTAAAGGAACACGGAAACTATGATATGGCCCTCAAAAACCTAGAAGAAAAATACGACCTAGATAAAATAGAAAAGGCCAAATCTATAGAAGAAATAGCTAAGTCATCTACATCGTCAGAAATTAGGCCAACTAAACGACCTAAAGAAGAACAAACAGCCTATGAAGATGATATGAGAGATGATTGGAAAAGAAAAGAATTAACAGTAAATCCCATAGAAGCCTCAAAAGATAGAAATTTTGAAAGAATAGGAAGTTCATATAAGAAAAACTTTTACCCTAGTAGAAGTGAGATATTAAACTTAGATAACGTTCCCCCACAATTTTACTATGACCAGCTAGTAACCTGGGAAGGAATAGTTAAAAATGAATGGGAAGCACGTAAGAAAGATGGGATGGATATGTGGTCTTGGATGGATGGTAGAATAACAGGATTAGTGTTATATTTAGTCCAAGATTGGATATCTAAAAATCAGGCAGCTTACAATGATATAAAATCTAGAGGTGATAGACCTGAAAACTTCGTAAAAATGGTAAAAGATAGGTTCTTAATAGAAGATCCTACAGATGAAAGAAGAACAGCACTACAAAGGTTAGCACAAAGAGAATTAGAAGCCTTAAACTGCGAAGATCCTACTAAAATTCAACCATTTATGGCTGAATATCTTAAGAAAGCCTCAGAAGCCAAAAAAGGATTTGATGTAGTTTATGTAGAAAGACTCTTTGATAGACTACCAGAAGCAGTAGGAAAGGTAGTAAAAGCGGACTTTGTTAAAGACGGTAATTCCTATGAAGCAGGAATAGGAATAGCAGTTTCATATATATCCACATGGATGAGAGCAAAATGCATTAAGGAAACAGAAGCTAAAACTCAAAAGAAAGCATCCTTAGCATTCTGTAGATCCATATATACTATAGGAGATTATAAGAAACGAAAAATCCTAAAAAGAGTTACAAACTATAACAAAAATAGGAGAAAAAACTATGTCAGAAGACCAAGTATTAAGAAAAAATGTAGATGTTATATCTGTCAAGATGAAAATCACCTGGCTAATAGATGTCCTAGAAGATATACTAATCAGGCTAGAGCAAGTCTAATAGATGGATTAGACGAAGATATAGTATCTATAGCATCAGATGACGAGGATATTGAAAATTTCCTTGAAATAATAGAACTTGATGAATTTATAGCACATTCTAGTCAAGAACATGAACATACATGGGAAATCGGAGGAAAGAAAGATAAGGTATGTGAAATTTGCAGTTATTTTACGGATTATAATAAAACTGTTAGTTGTAAAACTTGTGAAACCCAATACTGCAAAACATGTTCTGATCAACTAGCACTAGAAGTGACAGAAGTCAAAAAACCTACAAAAGAAGAAACAATGATAGACGACCTAAAATTAAATGTTAAAAATCTAGAATTTAGAGTCACCATTCTAGAACATAAGGTAGAAATGCAGAATCTTCAAGATAAATTCGAAACTATGCAAATTAGAAATAAATCAGAAATAACAGAAATACCAACAACCTCATTAGCTATGAGAGCAAATGAATCAAACTACATAAAAACATCAATTAATAAAACTGCAGGTTGTTATGTAGAAACAAAAATCTCATTCAACAATGAAAATAGAATCATAACAGCTCTAATAGATTCGGGTTCAACACATAATATAATATGTCCAACATTGATACCAGCATCATGGATTAATAATACACATAGAGAAATTATAATGTTTGCTGTAGACAATAGCAAATATAATCTGAATCAAGAGCTAATAGATGATATAAAATTACAATTCCAAGAAGTTGACGAAACTTTTGGAATAAAATATAAATTAGGACAAACCTATGTAGCACCTAAGCCAACAAAAACATTTATAATAGGACACAGATTCCTTACAAATGAAAATGGTAGTGTTACAATCCATAAAGATTATATAACTATACAAAAAACTACGGGAATATACCCAACAGCCAGACATGAACTTAAATCAGAGTTTGCGCGAAAGCATGGTGGACGCCCGCCATTATTTTCAAACATTCCTGAAACCTATAACAAAATTCCTCATTTGCATTCATATCAGCCTCAACCAATATTAGGATATAAGAATGAAATAGGAAATCAAAGTTTAATCACTATGGTGAAAGAATTAGAAGCACTTGGATTCATAGGAGATGACATTACTAAAAATAGAACAACGTGGGTATGTGACTTCAAAATCATAAACCCAGATATTAATATAACTTGTGCAACAATTCCATACACACCAGCAGATAAAGAAGTATTTGAAAAACAAATTAAGGAGCTACTAGATAATAAGTTAATCAAGAAAGCTGATCCAACATGCAGGCATAGAACAGCAGCATTTATAGTAAGAAACCATTCTGAAGAAGTAGCTCAGAAACCTCGAATAGTCTATAACTATAAACGTTTAAATGATAATATGCATACAGATCCTTTTAATATTCCTCATAAGATTTCAATGATTAATCTAATACAGAAAGCTAATATATTTTCTAAGTTTGATTTAAAAGCAGGATTTCATCATATGAAATTAAAAGATGATTTCAAAGATTGGACTACTTTTACATGCTCAGAAGGATTATATACTTGGAACGTCTGTCCATTTGGTATAGCTAACGCTCCTTGTGCATTTCAAAGATTTATGCAGGAATCCTTTGGAGATTTAAAGTTTGCATTATTATATATAGATGATATACTTATTGCATCTAATAACGAAAAAGAGCATATAGAACATCTTAAGATTTTCTTTAATAGAGTAAAAGAAGTAGGATGTGTTCTTAGTAAGAAAAAATCAAAAATGTTTCTTAAAGAAGTAGAATATCTTGGAGTAGAAATTAAAGAAGGAAAGATTAGTCTTCAGCCGCATATAGTTGATAAGATCAAAAAATTTGATAAAAATAAACTCAACACCCTAAAGGGACTACAAGCATATCTAGGGTTACTCAATTATGCCAGAGGATACATCAAAGACCTATCAAAGCTAGTAGGACCACTTTATAAAAAGACAGGAAAAAATGGGCAAAGAATCTTTAACAAAGAAGATTGGAATATCATCTTTAAGATAGAAAGAGAGGTATCAAAGATAAAGCCTTTAGAAAGACCTAAAGAAACCGACTACATCATTATAGAGACAGATGCGTCAGAAGAAGGCTGGGGAGCAGTCTTAGTCTGTAAGCCAGATAAATATAGTGGCAAGGACACTGAGAAAATAGCAGGATATGCATCAGGAAACTTTGGAGAGAAGAAAACCTGGACTAGTTTAGATTATGAAATAGAAGCTATAAATGAAGCCCTAAACAAGTTCCAGATATACTTAGACAAAGATTTTACAATTAGAACTGATTGTGAAGCAATAGTGAAGGGGATAAAAACAGAAGACTATAAAAAGAGATCAAAGACCAGATGGATCAAGTTAAGAGATAATCTCTTAAAGGATGGATACAAGCCTACCTTTGAGCATATCAAGGGAAACAAAAACTTTTTACCAAACTTCTTATCCCGTGAGGGAGATTTTATTTTAAAATGTCTTCAAAACCCCGATTCTACGGAATCATATTCTATAGATTCGTCAGAATCAATTCCACTATATATCGATTCGAAAGAATCACATTCTATAGAGTCTGATGACTCAATTCCACTATACAGGGACAAGCTTCTTCCTCTAGTCGAAAGGCTAAAGGAAAAGAGTGCCTAACTAAGATCGGAGGCATCACCATGAATATAGAGTACCCGTACTCAATCCACATAATAGACAAGAACAAGGTTCCGATCTACGATCAAGGAAATCTCTTCCACACTGAGAAGTCCTCAAGACTTTCACATGTGTCCAGAGGTTTGCTGGATCATCTCTTTACTTTTTCGTCTGATAATACTGAGCGAGTTAGGAAGCTCCACATATTAGCCGATTATCTTTACCTATTAGAAAGTGAGAGAGAGTCATATAAAAATGAGTGGATTAGCTTGAAGGATCAAGTTAGTCTTCTACAAAAACAAAATAGTGAGTTGAGAGCTAGGATAGCCACCAACAAAGAAATAATAGAGGGACTGAGAGAGCCAGTTAAAAAGCCAATATACACAACCCAGGATAAAGAGAGGCTCCGTGTTTTCTTTTGCGAAGAAAGAAGCATGGAATATATATATTATCATATAAAAAGGCTAGCTCAGCAGAGCTATTATTCCCACCTAAATAATTTACAGAAGGATTGTGAACCCTTTAGAGGGGTCTACATGTCTTTCTTAACTAATGTTAAATTCCTAGTATTATGTGAAGCTGGATACTGGACTGTACCAGATATAGAAACTAATACTACAGAGTCTATATTAAGTCTATCCCAGAAGAAAGGAGAAGATCTTCTACAAAAGGGAGTAGTAATATTTAATGAGCTTGAAGGAGGATATCAGCTTTCTCCAAGGTTTATTGGAGACCTTTATGCTCATGGTTTTATTAAACAAATAAACTTCACGACCAAGGTTCCTGAAGGATTGCCGCCAATCATAGCGGAAAAACTTCAAGACTACAAGTTCCCTGGATCAAACACCGTCTTAATAGAACGAGAAATTCCTCGCTGGAACTTTAATGAAATGAAGAGAGAGACACAGATGAGGACCAACTTATATATCTTCAAGAATTATCGCTGTTTCTATGGTTATTCACCATTAAGGCCATACGAACCTATAACTCCTGAAGAATTTGGGTTTGATTACTACAGTTGGGAAAATATGGTTGATGAAGACGAAGGAGAAGTTGTATACATCTCCAAGTATACTAAGATTATCAAAGTCACTAAAGAGCATGCATGGGCTTGGCCAGAACATGATGGAGACACAATGTCCTGCACCACATCAATAGAAGATGAATGGATCCATCGTATGGACAATGCTTAAAGAAGCTTTATCAAAAGCAACTTTAAGTACGAATCAATAAAGAAGGACCAGAAGATATAAAGCGGGAACATCTTCACATGCTACCACATGGCTAGCATCTTTACTTTAGCATCTCTATTATTGTAAGAGTGTGTAATGACCAGTGTGCCCCTGGACTCCAGTATATAAGGAGCACCAGAGTAGTGTAATAGATCATCGATCAAGCAAGCGAGAGCTCAAACTTCTAAGAGAGCAAGAGAGGAGCTTATCCTCTCAACCCCTCTTCAAGAAGCAAAGGCGATCAATGGCTCAGGTCAGTGAGTAGTCGTCTTTAAGGTTCCTCTAGGAACCTCTGTGTAATATGTTTGTACTTATGATTGTATTTCTCAAAACCTATCCGCTGCATGAATAAAGCTCTTATATTTATCCTACACCCTTGTGATAAAACATGAAGTCATACTCGTTCTAAGATTAAGTGTTCTAAAAATACTTCGAAGCATTGAAAAGGGGGCTAAAGGGGGAAAAAGTACCGTCAGGCCGTGTTATGGCAAGGGAAGAAGTACCATGAATACCCTATAGATGTTAGAAGGAAGATAAGAACTAAGTATCTTATGAACAATGGGTAGCTGATTTCTGATTATCATTAACAAGTATCGTTATAATCCATAAGCTTTGAAAGATCTGCTAGTGTGGATACCAAAAGGCTGTCGTGGTTCGCCCAGTCGACGGATGAGGTCATAAACGAAGCACTAGTAGGTAACTAAGAGGCTTAGGGATGAAGCAACGAGAAAAGTTAGGGGGGTGCCTAGAAA